AGCATTGCTAGTCCCTCTTGAAACTGCATTAGCAAGTGCGGACTTAGGAGCGATTTTAGATGCCGCTTTACCAATAGCACGAGTGGCCACAAATTCAATACCCGCATCAACTGCGGCGAACGACATAGCATACTCTTTTGCTTCTTCATTGGAATATACTCGATTACCATTCACATCTTTCTTGTTGATAAGTTCTAGGTACTTGCTTCCGAATGACATTTGATACATTTGTTCTGCCATACCTACTTGTATGCCAGTCTTCAAACCAACTAATGCACCCGGAATAGCACCCTCACCACCAACTGGCGCAGTAGCAGCAGCACCAGCAGCTGCACCTAATGCCATACCTTCTGCAGCACGATTTGAACCTTTGATAGCATGTACAGCCATCATATACCCTTGCGCTGCAGTTTCTCCAATAACAGCTTCTAAAATACTGTTGCCATCAGACTGTCTATATTTAGATAAATTTTCATCTAACCGATTAATTTCTGCTGTTAATTCAGCAATTTTATTAGGATCATTTTCCTGAGATAATTTATATCCGGCTTGGGCGCGTAAGATTTGGTCATTCATAGACCAAACATTCTGTTGCACCGCATCAAATACGCCGTGAGTATTATTAATGGATTCAAGATTACGTAATGCAGTAATTGCTTCAGCAGAACTTTTATAATTTATGGTATTAAGTTCCGGATACATATTACGGATCTCTTGAATTGTTTTTCCTCTATCCATTTGTGCAGCGGCCAATTCAGCACGTCTGATACCTTCTTGGCCACTTGCCATAATTAAATCCGGATTTATACCTAACTTTTCACCACTATCAATAGCGGACCGGCTCCAATCTTCTTTATTCCATAGATAGATTTGTTCGGCACGATGCATGGCCGGTTGTAATATTTCGCTAGCTTTATTTACAAAGTTTTCACTTTGCTCAGGCGTTACGTCTGTTTGTGCCAATGCATTTAAGCTATTAGTATCTACTGTAGCTTGTGACGGATCCTTATGTAACCAATTATTAAATCCACTGGCGGCATTACTTATGGCTTTACCATACGAATTGTCCGTGGTTTCTTGTTGCACAGCACCTTCAAATGGCGTATGTGCATTAGACTGAATGCCAAAAGTACCATTCGTCGCTTGTTCAGGTGTAATTTTATAGTTACCCATTATTGACCTAACCTTTCTGCCAATTCTTCCGGTGTAATTGTATGTGTATCTCCGCTACTATCTTTATAAACATAATAAGGTTGTCCATCATCGCCTGTAGTATTGTATAGTCCATACATACCGTTAGCAGCCAATTGAGCATTTGTATATTTAACAGCAGAACCTTTACCGCCAAAGAAATTTGCCATTTTCCCCGCACCCCAGAACTCACCTGTTTTAGTGGATGCAATTGCCTGTTGTGCTACTTCCTCTGCGCCCCATTGTGCCATTTGAGCCGGTGACGGATCGTATCCGTTCTTTTCTCTAAACTCCTGAACCTTTGGATATACAGCAGCAGATACTCCTTGCCATTCAACACCATCAATCTTCCTACCGGCTAGGCTTTCTATGCTACTTTTCATACCTTTCATATTAGGAGAGTATTTGCCGGTACCATTAGCGTACTCATCAAATTCCTTATTAATTTGCGATAATTGTTGAGGATTAAAATATACGCCCATTTGACCGATAAAATCATTTAGGTCATCAATGCTTTTAAATTGACCGTTAGCAATAGCTGTTTTCACGCCTAGTACATTTACCTCTTTAGCCTGTGATGCTTTTGCTGCCGCTTTATTAACTGCTATTTGCGCTTGATTCAATTGACCTTGCATAGCTCTTGCATATTCAGGATGAGTAGCAGCATAATCTTGTCGAATCTTTAACGCCGTTATATCGGTTCCGCCGTTTTTAGCATCAGCAGCAACCATTTGTTCTACCTCGGCTTTTTGGTTTTCCAAGGCCACAGCACGGCTATGTGCAATTTGTTGCAATTGAGTAGCTACATTACGTTGAATCATTTCTTTACGTTGTTGAGCCTGCGCGGGAGTTTCTGCTTGGGCCTGCCCATTAAATAGACGTGATTTAACTTCTTGTATATATTGGCGAACACTAGGCTCATCACCATTTCCTTGTGGTGCATCCCATGAATAATGATTACCATCACTATCAATGGCATCCGGTGCGCCATCTTTCCAACGTTGCCCGTTCACAGGTCCCGCATACCATGCAGCAAAGGCCCCTTCAACACCATATTTTTGTGCATACTCACCTAATTTGAATGCGGCAACTTTCTTTTGTGCTTCCGGGTCAGACATATCGGCCCCCGGAATACCTGCTTGTTCGCTCCATTCAGGCCAATTACTTGGTAAAATTTGGAATAAACCATAAGCACCTGTCCGACCATTAACAGCGCTAGCATCACCGCCGCTTTCCTGTCCCATTACGGCCGCTTTTAAATTTTCGACAGTCGCCTCACCAGTACTTCCCGCAACTTTACCAAATCCACTTTCAAACAATTTATTGGTAACTTTATTCAAAAGGTCCGGATCATATGGATCAAACTCGCCAATGACATCACGAATTGTTTTTTCATTACCCGTCGCCAATACCATACTTGCCTTCCGTACCTTTTGCCGGTACCCCATGATTTCCTTTTCGTCAATCAATCCGGATTCGGCGACGGCGTTAATCATCTTATTTGCACCGTCTAAATCATCATCAGAGATTTTCTTTTCAATCATGGTAACTGCAGTATCTTGCTGCGCCTTTTTAACTTGAAGATTAATCGTATTATCGTCATATCCAAGATTAGCAAGTTGAGCATGAACGCTACCGCTTATTTGTTGCATAGTTTGTCCAAATGAATCAGGATTGCTGTTTACAACGCCGTTATTAGCGATGTTTTGAATGCTCATATTCAACGCCTTCATGGCACTATCCTCATATTGACCACGAACATATCGATTAATTGTATTAATTGTATTTATTCTGTCGTTATCAACAATTTTGTTAAATGCATTAATCGAATCTGTCATTTTAAAATGATATTTTCTAAGAATTCCATTTCGTTTAACAGATTCAATCTCGCTGTAATCAGTAGGAATATTTAATGCATTTTCTCCTTTACGGTTCATAAGACCATTGTCAGGGTCATACATAGCTTGATTCATGGCTTCTGTATATTCATTAGCTGCATTCACTACGTCTACCAATTCTTTTTGCTTTTGGATTTGTAGCATAGTTGAGCCTAAATCGCCAATCGCTTTACCAAGGCTTGATAATCCTTGCTGATTACCACCATATGCCATTTCATTTCCGGTAGCTTGTGTACCGCCTTGAATTGTATTTAATTTTTGGGTTGGATCATAATTAACAAATTTCATATCCTACCTCATTTTGTAATCACGTTTAACAGTCACTACCGGACCCCTATCTGTATATCCTACAGGGTCACCACCATATGTGGTCTTCATCTTTGAACCTGCATACTGCTGTTTAAGACTATACATAGATGATGCAGCACCAAGAATACTACCTACCATTGCCAAATTACCTTGACGTCGTGCATTTTTAGCAGAAGCACGTGCGGCATTAGCCTCATTCTGATAGTTCATACCGTTCAAATACTCGTTGTAAATAGCATTATTCTTATTCTGTTCCCAGTTATACACATCTTTGTTATATTCATCATAACTGGATGCCATTAATTGTAATGGGGACCCTGCCATTTGCAATCCACCTGCCCCTGCTTCAGCGGCATTCGTTCCAGCTACAAGGCGCATACGATTATCCATCTTGTCCCGTTCTTGCAACTGTTGCATAGCAATTTGCTCTTGTTTGCGGTCAGATATTCGCTTGTTAGCCTCAGCCGCTTGTGCTTGGGCGTTGTACATAGCAGCTTGCGCTTTTGTTTGTTGATTTTGCGCAATCATCCCTATGCCGGTGCTGACTGCGGTTAAGATTGCCGCTGCGGGTAAGCACATATGAAGTCCTCCTTCTTGAGAGTGAATAATTCTAAATCGCCAACTTTTACAGTTGGATGAATAACGGCTCCAATCGATTCGAGCCATCGTTTCGTTTTAATATTTGTCGTATGAACGTAATTGAATAACCATTCACGAGTCTTTAACCATTCAGCAATAACTTGATTACTTAACTTGATAAAACGCATCTGCCATCGCATATCGTTTTCTAATACTTTATTGCCAAGGAAGTAAATCCCATACATTCCGTTAACTGGTTCTTTTGCAATCCCATATACGCAAATAGCCACATCGTCTTCTACGACAATATGGCTATCATAATCAGATTTACAAATCTCGGAACAGAAATCCTTAAAAGGGTATAAACGATTCACCTCTTGGACTTCTATGGCATCTATCGCCCTTAGGTTTACTTCTAAGTCGTGAATCAATTTATCTCGCCGTGTAGGCTCAATTTCATCAATTTTAAAGTCCCGGTACATCTCTTAGTCCTCCGCCAATTTCAACTATGCGAGTTATTGATAATAAATTAAATGGGAATGGATCACTATGCTTTATACATATCGATGTATCTGTTGAATAATTTGTCCCCATTTTAGGTAAAATTACAGGCTTGTCGCCAGTAAATAGTTCATTCGGTGGTAATGTAATATCATCCATCCGTTCAAATGTACGGCCAACTTTACCGCCAAACGATTTATAAACTCGCAATACCACTCTTGATACGGTAGCAATACGACCTTGTAATGTTCCATCTTGCATTTGCATTTCAACAGATGGAACACGAATTTTAGAGGTAAACGGCAATCCGATTTTTATGTTGCTACCGCTTACATTTAATGGCAACAAGCCATCATCTGGTACAACCACATCTGGTTGTTGTTTACCATCGATTACTACTTGCACAGTTTGACCACTCAAATGAGGAATGTTAATACTATCAATTGCATTACTCGACTTAAATTCGACATAGCAATCAAGAAATACATTCACATCATCAGAATATAGCGGCACCATACGCTCGATACATTTTACCTTATTGCCTTGTAATGTGCGCTCAACAAGCGTATACAAGCTATCTTGTTCACCCTCAGACACGGATTCGCAATACAGATACTTACCATTAGTCACAAAATGTGACCAACCATATACCTTTTGCTCTGGTATATACGTTAAGCAATTAATTTCCCCATCATTTCTGATGTAGTAAATAATACTGTCTGGATCTTGCGCATACGCACTGGTGATAGTTAAATACCCTCTAACACGTGTCTTAACAAATAATGTAAGGTCTTGCCCTGTATAGTTATCACTCTCATAGCTATAACCCATATCACGAACAGTGCCACCACGTTCTTGAACGAATACACAGCGGTTACCGATGAACTGTGGCTCACACGATAAGGCCCCTCGTTGGGTTTGTGTCTTTAAGTTACAGTTGGTAGGCGTAATGGTTTTATCCCCACTTACAATCCATTCATTACCACTTGTAAGAATGATTAGATCATTAGCTGGTACAAGATGACGAATTTCGTACATTTTACGATTAATAACCGGCAAGGTAATTGAGCTATCGTCTGTAATAGTACCTTCTACCTTTTCAACGCCAAAGTTTGGATAATCACCAGTACGGCTCATCCAAATATAGTTAGGGTTCTTATTGGTAGCAGCCACTACAAAGCGGTCTTGATAAAACGTACACAATTTAGGATAACCGTTGCTACGGCCCCAACTCCCCATCTTCCATTTAGAGGTGGCTTCGTTTTCAACGATACCATTCAAGATATTAATCTTCATGGTCTTAGCATCTACAAATTCTTTAAATTCGACAATGCCCCATGTGGTGTATGGAAGAATTGAAAGGTCAACATTACATTCACCGCTTTTAATGTCTGATTGAATGCGCAATTTTGCATTTGGTTCAATTTTGCCAGCATCTGTTACGTTATAGTCATTGTTAGAGGAGTATGTACGATAGTCTTTCCAAGTCGTCCCATTATTTGTGGTAATTTGTAGTTTTACGGTACCAGTCCATGTCCCATGCGTTGTAAATTTCCAAGCTAGGTCTTGGTCTGTGGAGTAGGATTCTACATTGTAATTAATGTTGTTGTACTCATTCCATTTATTAAAGCCGCCCATAAATGACCGTTTTTCTTTTTTCTCTACTACTACGCCAGTATTTTTTGTATGAACAGCTGCAACGAAATAACCTAGTTGCATGACCATTCCAACCATATCAGCATTGAATAGATCCTTACTAGAACGAATGGTATCGCCAGTAACTGTAACGGTAGAGTTAACGTCTGTATTAATTGTGTCATACGGCTGTTCCGTTAACTTGTAGGCTTCAAGTCGCCAATCAGTATCACTATACCGAGATAATGTCTGTATTGGATATTTCCCACTACAGATGAACATAACGTCACCAGATTGACTGCAATTCAAATCAAACAATATATCGCTAGTGAATGGAGTCGTAACTTCGATACCGGTGTAAACACCGTAATTCCACACACGAATATATTTGTCGCCAAACTCGAGCATAAAAGAATTGTTAGTATTTGTAGTAAATTCAAATAATCGTGTTGGTTTATCGCTATATTTAACTTGCCCTACATATTGGCTGCCTTGTCTTTTAGCAACGGCTCCATATGGACGAATAACCACATTCTCCGCCTCTAATAAAGCACTTTTATATTGTTCTAAATCAAAACGGCTCGATACATCCGGTGACACTTCGCCAGTTGTAAAAGCTAATTGTGATATATAGATAGGATTACCCATTACCAATCCCTCGCTTTCACATAGCTGGATATATATACTGTATCTTGCTTGCGTTCTTTAGCATTCATACCTTTTGCCTCTTGAACTGCAGCTTGATACAACTTGTACGCTTGGTCAAACAATCCTCTATCGCCAGTTAATGGCATGGCTAGAGCACTCGCCAATTTACACTGCAACATATAAAGGGATATCGAATCCCAAACGTCTAAATCTGTAACATCATATATATAATCAATGAATGCTAGTGGCACATCGCTCACTATGCATTTTTTGTTATTTCCAATATTAAATATGTTATATTCCGGTTGCGATTCAGCATGAAAGCGATCGCCTTGTGGAATAACACCTAATATCCGAATGCATTGTTCCGGATACGCATATACATAATTCCACCCATTAATTTTATGAGCGGACAATACCAATCTTTCATTTTTGCGAGCAAAATTCCATTCAAATTGCCGCAATATCAACTGTCTAGTTGGGTCATATTGCATACGGCATTGACGGCCTTGCTCGGTTTCTTCTTCAAGTGAATAAAGCAATCCTGCGTTAATTAATGCAAGTGCTTGATTGCAAATATCAGTAGGTGTCATATTTCCCCCTATATGGTAATAGAGGGATGCATAAGCACCCCTCATATTGTCACTTATTCTTCCGTAGTATCGGTTTTCTTTTTGCTTGTTTTCTTAGGCTTTTCATCTGGTGGATTTTCATTGCCTGTATTGTCACCTTCAGTATTTTCATCTGGTGGATTTTTGTCGCCCGGTTCTGTTTCATTGCCCGGTTCCTTATCTTTAGGCTTTACATTTCCTACAAATTCAAAACAATCTTTTCCAAAATCATTGATCACATCTTCTGGAATATCAATTGTTTCGTCTTTATCAACAAGGCCATGCATAGTTAGATACATTTTTTGTTTAGTTGTTACTAACATAATTACACCACCTTATCGAGCAATATTCGTATCAAATGTAAGGAACGAACTAATAGTGGCCGCAGTCATGTTATTGGCATTAATGCGAATGAACTTTTTAGCGCCTGCAGGTAGTCGCATTACACGTTCTTCGCCAGCTTTTGCATTTTGTGGGAACGTAATACCGGTTAACAACTTGGCATCTGCCATGTTTTCCTTATCAGAAGTATATACATTAAATAAACCTGTGCCGGTTACATCTGCATCAATACGAATGACTAACCAAGGAGCGACAACTGCGTCGCCCCCTTCACCATTCATTACCACTTCAGAGTTTGTATTAGCTGTAATAGCTTTCTTCCAAAAGAATACATTTTCTTTATCAATCATCATAATTTGGTTACCCCCTATTATTTAACTTGTTGTTCACCAATAATCAATGCATCAGTTCGACGCACTGGAATGCCATTAAAGTCAACGACGATTTTGCCCGGTTCTTGACCTGCTGCAGTTTGATATTGATGACCTTTATTAAGCTGTTTACGCAAGAAACCACGAACAGTTTTGTTCATGTACCATACCGGACGACCCATGCCAAGGTTAGGGATTTTTTCTTCCGCATCAATCATCAAGTTGATAAGGTCAGCACCTGCAGATGCATCTTTTGTAAGTTTAGATACATCAATGTTCGCAATACGAACTGCATAGCGCCAGTCACGTACTGTTAACCCCAAATCCCAAGAATAATGCGTTTGGTATGCTTTATATTTCTTACCTTCACCATCAAGTGCATCAACTACACCATCATTTTCCATTGTGAATCCTGCTTTGCCACCTTTAGGGAAGAAACCATACATTGTATTTGGACCCCATACAGCAAGCCAAATAGAAGTCAATTGATTACCGGTACCACCCGCATCGATAAGATTTTCTGCAGAACGAGCAGTCGTATCATTATAACGTGGCGCCAAACCAATGAACTTTTCAGGTTCGGATTTAGAACCGTAGAACAAAGTAGATGCCATTTCTTGGTTCATAGATTCCAAGAATGCACGATCTTCTTGCAAACGGAATTCAGCGGCGTTATTCGCAATGTCTACCAATTTACGGTCAACTACCGCATAAGCTTCAAGCATACCGCAAGCATCCGTAATTTGAGCTGTTTTGGATTTGTCTTGATTTACACCGCTGTTAAATAAACGCCAAGTTGCCTTTGGCAAACCAGTACGAATGGTAGTCATATTACCAGTTGCAAGGTTACCTTCAAGCATTGTCATGTCGGTTAAAACTTCATTAGTTTGATTCATCATCTCAACAATTTTATCAAGATGACCATCACCTTTTACACGTTGCGCTACATCAAGTAGAGTAGGATTTAATGTTCCAATTGCCATTTAATTTCTCCTTATTTCTTCATATCACTATAAATAGATTCAGCCAATTGTTGTTCAGTTGTAATTTCATGGCTGCCTTTAGAATTACCCACGCCCGGGTCTTCCTGAACCATTTCACCGACTGCCGCAAATACCTTAATCATGTTGATGTTGTTGTCGATATGACTATCAACAAGTAATTGACGTAATTCCGGTACCGCTTTAGTTAGTGCTTCAATGCCTTTACCTGCGAGGGCTACAGTTTCATCGAATTTACCGCCTAATTCCTTCTTGGCGTTTTCGTAATCCGCTTGTTGTTTTTCAACAATTGCTTGCTCTTGCTGCTCTTGATAAGCAGTTAAGATGTTCTGTGCGTACTGACTACCGAACTTGGCTAGCTCAACAGCCTGTTCCTGTGTTGCACCGACTTGATTAAGTAGCTTGCTAAAGTCAGCAGATACAGTTTCATCAAGTTCAGTACCTTCAGGGAATACATCCTTGAAGTCATAAACCGTTGGTTCAGCAGGTGGCGTATTATCACCGCCTAGTACAGATGGATTACTACCTTCACCATCTGGTTTAGCAGGTGGTTCAGCAGGTGGCGTAGGATTATTTTGGTCCGGATTCGTGCCCGGTTCATTGCCAATCCTGTTATTGTTAGCACCCATATTTTCTTCAGCCATTTTGTTTCTCCTTTTCGACTAAATTATTAAAATATTCTTGTTGACCTATATATTCGAGCTGCGCTTGGTGGTACTGCTTAACCCCATCAATTCCCAATTTGTTTAGATCCCCATGGAATAACAGTCCTACCTTGCGCTTGCCTTCGTTGAAATAGGTCTCACTGTTGCCAGTAAACGATTGCTTTAATATGCCCGAGCGATCCATTAACCGACAAAAAAACCACCTACCTAGCTCTGTGCTAAGTACGTGGTTAAGAGCCTGCATATCTCGCTCTTGCATATAATCTTTAATTGTATTCATCTAAACACCGTCCATTCCTAGCCAACTCTGTAATGCAGGGTTGCCATCATTGGCGGCGTCTGTTGCTTGCTTAGCTGCTTGCGCCATTCCCGGTGCCAATTGAGCCGCTTGCATAAGTTGTTGTTGCTGTTCCTGTTCAGCCTGTGCTTGTGCTTGCTGTGCCAAGATTTCTTGATATTCATCATCGGAACGAATAATCTTAGCAGGTACGCCCAAATTAACTCCGTATGTATTGGCCGCTTCCTCAAAGTTGAACTTGTTAACGATGTTAGGATTAGCCTGTGCCAAAGACATAATGAACGCAAAATACTGTTCAATGTTAACCAATGAACTCATCTTTTGCGCTTGCGCTAGTGGCGAGATATATTCAATCTTCACCTCTTGGCCATTTAATTGGTCTAGAAGTTCCTCATCCTCAACAGGTGGAAACACACCGGCACGATCTAGAACTGCATACACACGCTCAATAATTGGATTCAAGAACTCAGATAGTAACCGTTCAACCACAGGGCCTAACTGTTGCAATTTCTCTTGAGTACGTTCCATAACTTCACGAGCCGTCATCTGGCCCTTGTCGATTTGGTCTAACATCAAGAATAAATCCGCACTATAGGCTCTTTTGATTGAATCCTCTGTAACTGCAATCTTGTTTTGAATATCTTGTAAATTGGACTGCACTGCAAACATCGGTTCAACCTTATGTTGCCCCTCAATTTCTGTAATGCCGCCCGGATACAAGTTAACCGTACTGATAACATCAGATGGTGCTTGCATTGGAGGCTTAACGCCTAACTCAACGGCTGTTAGATAATCAAACTCCAATTTCTGTAGCATTTGTGAATCTGGTTGGGCAAACCATGCGGCACCCTTACCGTAACCATTTAGGTCCATCGACGTATGACGAGCGATAGGAATTGGCCACTCTTCAAATCCGCCATGATACAGCACTTCATCGCTGTTGCTACCTTCAACCCAATAAATGGACGAGTATGGCATATTGCGACGCCCTAACTTGTCCTTACGGTCTTTGTTAGGCTCAACCAACCAATTGACTATGAATGACTGTTGCAAGCTGTTTCCGTTGTCGTAAATATTCTTAACGTTATCTGGGCAGTTATCATACCCAAACTGTTCGACAATCTGATCTACTGTCATTTTGTATTTACGACCAAAGATATTTACAGTTTCCTTACTGTTGGTGCTGATAGCATAGGTTCCTATCGGATATGATGTAAAACGAACACCAGATTCACTATCAGCAAATATCCCCATAGGTGCTTGCCCCATAGGCAATTCTATATAAACTTGGTGAACTACGCTGTAGAAATTCGATTTAGCGAGGACCGCATACAAGATTTCCTCTCGTTCATCCAATAATTCCGCAACTTGGCTATTCGCTGCTACATCGATATTCTCCATGGTTAGCTTAAACCATTTACGGCTTGGAGGCGTTAAGCCGCTCATGACACCACTAGCGAATATCTGGCAGGACTCCCAAGCTACAGGATTTAGGATTTTACCGTTGTAAGGTTCCGACTGGTCCTCTTCACCATCAAATTGACCAATAAACGGCAACTGATAGTCACGCAACTGCTTCCACTTATTTATGTATCGTTGCTGTGCGTTAAATAGTTGCGAAAACTTCTTTCTCAACTTTGTATAATCACGCCTAACAGGCTTAACACCTTCCGTAGGTTGTCTAGCTAGTAAAGATTCCATTTCCGCCATGCTATCCTCCTAGAATTGATTTCTGACCGCTCGCAGTCGGACCTAAGATAGTAGATTCAAAGCCACGTTTGAATTTGCGTTTAGTTTCTGCCATTTCCTCACCAGTCTGATTGCTCATATTCGTTTGAACAGTTGGAGCCGGAGCAGGTGGTGTATAGTTAGCAGATGCACCTTTCATACACATCTTTATCCCTCACTTTCTACAATTAAAAAGGATTGTAACTTGTATTAGCTACAATCCTATTGCCTGTTTCACTTTTTTTAACGACCCGTGCAGCAAAGGTCAAAGCTAATGCATCACCCTTATTTGGTGATGGTAAGCCACGTTCTTTCATATCTTTTTTACTTTCGAGCTGAATATGGCCATTCTTATCGATGATAGCCTCAGGCCCTACAATGTCATCATAAAGTGCTTGGTCATTCGGTGGAATCGAGCCACCTTCACGGAGCCATTCTTTCATTTGTCCCCACATATAGGCCCTCATATTAAGATATACAGGGTCATTACTTTTACCACCAAACTCAATTAACCGCCATTTGCGGCCTAATTGCTTACCAATGCTATAGATGCCTGTTCCATACCCCATATCGATGAATACGGCATCTGCTTTGTATTCGTCCTCGAACTGAGCGATGAGTTGAGCCATACGCCAGTCATCGTCATTCTTAGGAATCGACGCCAGCGACTTCATATAGTAGCCTTGCCGCATAACTATTTCCAAGGAATCTGAACCAGTCCACGCAGGATCCACACCAATGATTACCGGTAAATGGTCAAATGCTCCCGGTTTATAAGATTGCTTTTGTGCCTTATCCGCAATTTCAGTAGAGATAAACTGCAAATCTGATGCGGAAGGAAACACACCACGAACACGGATTTTAACAAAGTCAGAATCTTCTCCATAGAGTTCGACCCATTCATTTAGCAAAACTTTGTTTGAAACTTTAACAGTTCTACTATCAATTTGTTCTGTGTGCCAGTAATTGCGATACTTTCTAAAACATTCTCTAAAACGTCCACTATTTTTAGTAGGGTTTCCAAATGCACACCATATAATTTCTGTTTCCTTATCCGTCAAAGCACCCTCTGCAACTTCCCAAATAATGTCTGCTATAGAAGATGCCTCATCAAATATGATAAGGATACGATTTCCTTGGTTATGTAGACCGGCGAATGCATCAGGGTTGCTTTCCGACCAAGGAATAGCATCAATCCGCCATGTTTTCTCGTACTGTTTATCAGAACTAAACAACGCAGTAGCGGTATAAACAAACAACTCTTTAGCTATAAATAGGTTGTACCACTTGCTCAACTCAGCCCATGTTTTAGACGATAGCTGTTTTTCTGTATTAGCAGTAACTACACCTCTTGTATTTTCGTGTGTAGCCATAGCAAATAAAATAAGAAACGATACTAATGTTGATTTTCCGATGCCATGACCTGATGCGATTGCAATTTTAATTGCCTTTGAAAGGCTTTTCCCTTTCTTTAATTCATCCCCAATCTTTTTTAAGATTTTAATTTGCCATTCATCTGGCCCATCAAACCTTTCAAGTGAAGTTCCTTTTTCACCCCAAGGGAATGCGAAATATACAAAACCTAAAGGATCATGAGTGAACGAACCCAACGCATCAATCAGTTGTGCCTTGTTGTACTTCATCAGATTTCACCCTTGCTTGTTTCATCCTATCGGATATATCAATCTCTATTTCTGCATCTAGTTTCACCTTATCGGTAAATAACATATGCCGTTTACCTAACAGTTCAGCTGCTTTCGTTTTATCGGCAACAGATACATCTAAACCAAATGCATCTTTTTCTTCTCCACGAACGACCCTAGTCAGATATTCCAACACTTCATCAGCCGTTGCGATTGTGTCTTTGCTGCGCTCATCCATGATTGCATCTATATATTGGCGCACCTTAGGTTTTCTTAGCATCTTGCTAGCTGTTACACTTGCCGTCTTTTCTGAATATCCAGCAGTAATTGCGCTTTGTGTTCCATTGGTGGTCTTAACGTATTCATCAGCGAATATGCGTTCTTTCTTAGTTAGTTTTTGTGCTAATTCTTCAATATTCGTCAATGTTACTCACCACCTTTATATGTCTTAACTAAAAATAGCAGTACTTCATATTGCTTAGTACTGCTATACTCACTTTCTTTTTTATAGAGTTGTCCTTGCTTGAACGTTTTCCCTTTCTTGTATTTGTGAGGGAATGTTAATTTGTACTCTTCCTCTGTGTACATTCGACTGACTATGTATACCTTACAAGGCTTATCATATTTGCTCCACGATTGCCTTGTATCAACCACGTACCGCCTACCATTCATCCGTAATGCTGTTAATAGCTTTCTTATTGTTGGTTGGTAATTCACATCCAACACCACACTATGGCCATTGCGATTAATACCGCACATAGAATAGCTAAATAATCAATGATAGTTAGCAAGTTATCACCACATAGCTTTCTATCTTCAATGAATTGTTTGATTGCTTTAATCATTTCAACACTTCGCCACCTTTCCTTTTGAGTTTGCCATGTGATCGTACACACAAGCCGTGATTACATTTACTAGCACCGCCATGTGTTATATATGTTTGACACAGTCCATCATATTCAATTACCTTTGCGGTACATATACCCTTTTTGTTGTTCAAGCACTTATGCTTACAACATCTTATCTCAGTCATACCCTTTCCCTGTTTTGATAGATTTATACAAAAAATGAGATATATCCACGTAGATATACCTCATTATGTGATAGTTTTATTCATTTTGATTGCATTAATCACTCAAAACTAGGTGCTTTGTTTATGACATGACAATTTACGCAATTTTAAGTTTCAACTATAAAAAAACAAAATTAAATAGATAAAAGCACCTAGTTTTCAATGATCATTACACACTCAATACCAACAACTAACTATTATGAATCGTACTTGTGTTAGGTTAAGTAACAATAGAATATATGACTAATTTTGGAGGCCCAGTTAGTTGTCAGTATTCAATATGTAAAAACCAAATTTTGCCCATATACAACAAAGGCGCACTCTTATGTGGGTGCGCTTGTTGTTGTGTTTTGATTTACCTTTAAAAGGAAAGAGTGAGTAAAGTCGCTTAGTAGCAACTTCTACATATATATTATACCTAATAGCAAACGTACTTGATACGGACAATCACGGACATTTGCGGACATTACTGGACAAGTTTTGTCCAAATTCCAATAGCGCTTTTTGTTTATATCGTTTTGCTTGTTTTGTAGAGTAGCACCCAATCATTTTGTATGCATCCTCCGTTGTGTTATTAAGCACAAACTCATAACGTAGGATAATTGCACCTAGCTTTTCATCTAATGCATCTATCTTAGTGATCGCATCGCATTTTAACTTTGATAACTCATCAATACGCTTATCACGTTCTGCGACTGTATCAAGAAATCTAGCTACACTACCCTCTAAACCTTGCGGAGTGCCACCACCTGTTACCCTATCCTTACTGTAATCAATCGCACCTATGGATGTAAGGTTTGCCCTTAATTGGTTTATTTCTTCCTTGATAGATGCAATCTGAACATCAACCAGTTTAACTGGCTGTAAGTACTCAACCGCCATTTCTATTAGTTTCTTTTCATCTAGTTCGTTCAAATATTACTCACCACGCTTTTTGCATAATACATATTATATTTACATTGTGCCATTCCTTTTATGTGTTCGATTTCATTTTTTGTTAGCCCCATCAGATTTGATGTTATCCACTGTATGTTAAGCCACCAGCCTCTAAACCTGTAATATATTATAATTTCTGATCCATAATCACGCACGTTAGGAACACATTTAACATCACCACATTTAATAGCTAATTTTTCTGCATCAACCACAACTAAACGTGCCATGTATTTATACCTCTGCTAGTTTTACATATTCAGGCGTGGTTTTATACATTCCAATTGGTTTTGTTTGCGTCCAACTTGTACGTCCACCGCTGTAATAATATATGAAGCCATTTTCAAACTTAGAAAAGTGCATATTTACAACACCACCATATGATGTAGTAACGATTATAGGCGTATCAATCGTTACTTCCGACCAATTAACAATATTTAAACATTTTGTGATATCCAACACTTCATTAAGTTGCATTTCAGGAATTAACCCTACAAAAGCATCAGTACACTTTGTTGTTCCGCCACTGTTTGGGTCTATTTCATTACTCCCTATACGAAAAGCAGGCTTTTTTTTGGATAGGTACATACATCCATTACCTGCTTTATAATAATATAGCCACCCATCATCATATAGCTTTTGCAATAGCCATTTCTTTCCTTGTTCATCATTAATCATAATCTTCTACCTCTTTATAAGTCGTTTCGAATTCATTTACCTCATGAACTTTAATTTTACCTTTATGATCTTTAACAATATAATTACCTTTAAAACATTCGATTCTTCCATCATCTGTTGTGATTTCTAATGATGCATTTTCATACCAATCAATACCAATTACATCACCAATAAAATCGACTATTTCCATAACGTTAGTGCCGTTATATTGCACAGCTTGAATTTCATTAACCCTTTTCTCATATCGTCTAAACACGTTCTATCCACTCTCCTTTTTTCTCGTCCCATTCAAACCTAACTTCATCTTCTAAATAAAAGTTATCATCCTCATCAAAACCATAGCTTTTATCATACTCAATGGCTTTACCTATATAGAACACAGTTTCTTCGCTCTCAAATGCAAGCTGGCACAAGAAATCAAATGCATCTTGATAGCTTTGAGGTGCTATGTAAAAGTCGGAATGTTCAACGTAACCGCTATAGTTTTTCATGCCAACCACACGCACTAGCGTCTACAATATCGCTTTTTAATTTAGGTTTATCATCACTATCTAAACCACGCACATTTTCAATTTCCGCTCTAATTTCAAGTATATTTAAATACTCTCCCATAGTAGCCTTTTGTCTACGTAACAAATCTATAGGACACGTTGGTTTAAAATCTAAAGTTCCAGCATCATATTTAACAATCATTCTGTGCAACTTGTTGTAACGTTCTTTTAATTCTTTATACTCTCCTCTAAATCTAGCTTGCCATTCAGGTTCACTAATATTTAATTCATTTTTATTTTCTTCATTCATTTTACTCACCTTATAACCCTATCTTTATACACTTAATACCTTTTTCTACAATGTAGTCCATAAGTTTTACTAACTTGAAATACTCTTTATCTGTAAGTTCTCCTACATTATATGCATCATACACTTCACCACTAACCATGTTTAAACTTTTAAAATCATAGCAAGAAAGTATATATTTCCTCGTTTTTCTGTAAAATGCACTCATACCTGTCTCACCTCGTGCAATTTATTAATTTCATTCCGATATTGCGATATAACTCGTTGCTTTATATCTAATGCAAATTGTTCTAATGTAAGTTTTGCGCATTTTAATTCGATCATTGATATCTCTATACCGATATTTATGTTGTTTTTCTTATAAATAGCTCTAAATCTACCGAAATCAAAATCAATCTTAGGTTCAAGTAAATTATCCTCATAAACAAATGTTAAAGCACGTTGCAAAATATAAATTGCATCTTCCATTCCAAGTATACGTATATCATCATAAATTCTCATACTCACCTCTTATGATAGGGCGGATATTTCACCGCCCATATCCTCTACACAATTAACCAATACAATATAAAAGCTATATTAAAAACCACAAATACTATTAATGCGATTAAATAAATTAATGCTCCTATATGTGCTGAAGCATATATTTTTTGTTTTCTTTTATGTTCACGTCCCAATTCCAATAAATCCTCAATAGAGATATTGCACGTACGCTTTTCTTTTGGGTTATACATTGTTTGCTAAACACCACCTATTAACGCTTGTTTAATCATTTGCCAGTACTACCAAACCCATTTTCGCCACGTTCAGTTTCTCCTAAATCGTCAACTTCAATAACGTTTGTTTTAATGATTGGCATCACAATTAATTGTGCTATACGCTCACCACGTTTAATCGTGTAGTCTTTGCATGATACGTTATCAAATATTGCACATATTTCTCCAACATAATCACTATCTATGATACCTACACTATTAGGTATTCTAAGCGGTGTTTTATGCAGACTACTTCTTGGTGCTAGTACTCCTACACAACCATCAGGAATTTTAATCGCTATCCCTAAAGGTATTTTCTTTTGACTATCCGCTGGCACGATCACATCAAATGGACAATACAAATCTAACCCAGCTGCATCATTACTACCTCTTGTTGGTAGTTGTGCGTATTCATTAACTAATTTCACTTTCATTTGTTCCATGTTCCTCACTCCACTCGCTTTCTTTGTATATACGGAAGAAATCATCCGCACTCATTACGACTAACCAAGGCTTATTGCTCTTTTTCCAAGCTACTATAGGCATATCCCCATTATCTGCAGCGATTGCATCATGTTCTGCTTGTTCATATGCTTTACGTACATTCAAATTTTCAACAAATTTGACTTCTTGATGTACGTTAGGCAGTCCAACACAATCGCTGGCATCACCTGTGTTACCACAATATTGTGCAGTTCTACAGACTTTATCAAACCCATTGGCTCGGCATACATCTCTCCACATTCTTTCACCACGTTTGCCTTTATCTCGGCTATTTATTGGCAATGATCATCACCCCTCACTTGCAAATTCCATTAAGTTTGTTTGTACTTTTACATCGCTCAACATTTCCTCTTTTGCTTTTGCGTACATTCTTCTGTCAATTTCAAACCCATATGCACTTCTACCAAGTTCCATTGCCGCTCTTAATGTGCTACCACTACCAGCTACTGGATCAATTACTACATCACCCTCGTCTGTAAAGATTTCAATCAACCTTTTCAATACGCTTACTGGTTTCTGTGTTGGATGAATGTTAGGAACGATATTCTTGTTATCACGTTTCCATTCAAAGTGATCAAATATCATTTTTTTGTTGTTGTTAAACTTTGGAAGTTTTTCACGATACAAAACTAATGCGTACTCAGTCGCACCAACAATACGCATATTTGCTTTTAAAACTTGCGCACTATAATTTTTATTGAAAGTAATAGGAATATAATTTTTGAAGCCGTGTTTCTTTGCGTACTCAATCACCATTGGTTGTTGTTGATAACTACAAAAAACTATCATGCATGGTGCTTGTCCACGTTCTTTAGGCTCTTTCTTTAGCACAACCTATTACAAAAGTGAAAATACTCTGCAATGTTAAAGTTGTAATCAGAATTAAAGAATGCTTTACCAGCTTTTTTGCTTTCACCATTCTTGTTATCGCCGTCTACATACCACATAGGATTACTCGCATAGGCATTGTTCCCTAGATTATATGGAATGTCAGCAATAACTAATTGTGCCTTTGGTATTCCATATCGCTTAAAATTCTGAAAATTATCATTAAATAACTCTACTTTCATCTATTCACCCATTTCATACATCCAATTCGCATATAGTATTCCTTTTCTTGTTCATTTAACTTAACAGAACCTTTTCTTCGTTTTGCTCTTTTAATAAAACCGCCAACTTTGTATACTGGCTTATCAAAGTAAGTTCCACTATATTCATCAATTAGAATTAATCCAGCACTGCCAAGCATTTCATCAATTATTTCCCAATGATCATCATATAAACTTCTAGGAACTGCATAATACAAATACATAACATTATGATTGTCATGGTAACGTGCTTTCTTAAAATCGTTACGGAAATCATTTATATCTGTTTTAATTTCGACTTCGGTTAAGTGCAATTTATTAAGATTAAAGTAGATGAAATCAGCCTCATAAGGCGCTTTCTTAACACCACTCATCAACACATTAGGTATACATACATTTTTAAGGAATAAATGTTGTCCTAATGCGTATTGGATATCTTGCTCTGTCATAGACTCCGCCCTCTATATATTTAGTTTTTCCATTAATTCTTCAAATAGAAAAATTACCACCAAATTCACCACCATAATCAAAAATGTTTTAGCTACAGACAATATACTCACACCAAGAATTCCAACTAACCAAAGTACAAGTGCTAGTGCAAATGAAAATGCAACAATAAAAAATAGTATTAATAAAATTCCATCAACCATAGATAAAAATGCTCTCATTCTTTCCCCTTTCTAATATTTGTTTATTTCTTTATTTCCTTGAAAAACACTAACCAAACTGTTTTACCTCTGCGTTGGCCAAATATTGGCTTACTAGGAAGTAGCCCTTTAACCATTGGTAACGTGATTTGTTGTTCATTCCACTTAAATATCATCGTTCCGTTTGGTTTTAGTACTCGCCAACATTCTGATAGTCCTTGTTTAATATCCTCTTGCCATGTTTGTTCTAATCGCCCATATTTCAATGCTAAGAACGATTTATCACCAGCCTTTAATAAGTGCGGTGGGTCAAACACTACAAGGTGAAAACTTTCATCTTCAAAAGGCATCTTGCGAAAATCTGCGATCACATCAGGTTTTACAATCAACTTCCTACCATCACATAGAGTTGTGTCTAATGTGCGGTTATCCATATAAACAGTTTCTTCATGTTCTCTGTTGAACCAGAACATTTTAGAACCGCAACACGCATCAAGAATTTTCATTCTTCACACCTTGTTTTCAAAAGGGTTTATAGTTTCAAAAATTACAAAAGATGTATTTTTATATCCGTTTCGTTCTTCCCATTCACGAAATACTTTTGTTAATTCTTCTTGCAACTCATCTATATGTTCTTGCTTTACATCAAGTAAATATTCCTCTGAATATTCAGCTATTTCATCATCAAGATCATATTCAACAACATCTTCAATAACATGGTCGGCATCAACAGTCGGAATATAATAATATGGGTTTCCCACTCTAATCATCGGTACTTCTTCCGCTGGGTATGTATCAGCAAAATCTTTCACGGCATCTTCAATGCTTTTTTGCGGATAACCTACATGTTCACCCAAACACCAACACCATTCATTCTCATTTTTTACTAACATTGTTATTCCTCTAATTCTTCCACTTCTTCAACTTCAACTTCATTTACCCAATCATTAATATCATTACTATCAACGTCTTCCGTATATTCGATTAAATCAGCCAATTTATTAGCCTCTTCAAAACTTTCACATTCTACAATTTTCTCGAAACCACATTTTACATAACCTGTAATTTTATATTTTTTCATCTTATTCACCTCTTAAAACGGAACGTTTTCATCGTTACCTTTATCATCTGCAAAGCCATCAAAATTGCTTTCCGTTGCCATATCATTCAATGCGGATACACCAACGAAGCTGGCGATTACTTCCGTAACGTATTTCTTTTGGCCGTTGCTATCTTCGTAAGAACGCGTTTGAATACGACCTTCTACAAATAGGCGGTTCCCTTTTCTGTAGTTGCCTACTGCTTCGCCCAGCTTGCCCCATGCAACGCAATTAATAAAAGCAGTTTGTTCTTTCGTTTCGTTTGTTGCGCTATCAACATAAGTATTGCTTGCTGCCACCGTGAAAGTTGCCACCGCACGGCCTGATTGCGTATATCGTACTTCCGGATCACGTGCTAAATTACCTAAAATTTGTACTGTGTTCATTTAGTTCTCCTTAGTAGTAATACATTTCATTCAATGATGCCTCTGTATCATCAATGTACACATCATAATCTTCGTGAATGTGGCAATCGACTGTTGCCTCATTCCGCATAATTTCAAGTAGGTTATCAATCTTAACCATTGCTTGTTCCTCGCTAGTTGCTAGTACTGTAAAGCTAACATTGAACGATACATTACAACTCACTTCAAATTCCTTTGGCTTTTGTTTCATCTATCCCCCTATTGCTTGCTTTAATAACTCTTTCCCCTTGTCAGATATTTTGCTTTTGTTGATTATTTCTGTTGCATCAACTGGTTCTTTGGCTACTTCTACTAGGTTTCCAGTTGGTAACATTTTAATTGTTCGTTCACCACTTTCTAATGCCATTCGTTCTTTCTCTGCTTTTTGCCTAGCCTCTAGCAATAAACCATTATTTTTAATAGCATTTGCCATCTTCAATCTATGTTGTTCTCTAACCGCCATTTGTTCATATTGTTTGATAAACTGCGCTCTACAACTGCTTTCGTTGTAATCATCACCCCTGCGTGGATCAAACGATGACCATATAGATTTGGCACAAGTTAGGGTTAAGCCGCTCAATCGTTCTAACCCTTTGTCATAGCCATAACTTTGTGCAGCTTTGATTACCATTTCCCATGCACCTTGTGCGGTGTCCATTTCTTGAACATCGTTTACATAGTCGCTAATCTCTTTTGCTTTCTTTCTAATCGTTGCTACGCTTGGTAGATATTCATGTGTTTTGATTAACTCTTCAACTGCAGCACTCAATGTTACTGGGTTAATATCACTTAACATAGCAACATATAATTCCAACTTCTTTTTATCAATATCTTTCTGATACATGACCGTAATCGGTGCTATCGCAGTTAGTATATCCGACTTCCTCATTACTCATCCTTTCCTCTTGTTCGTACATATCAATCAATTCATTAACACTATCAATTCGTCTTTCAGTTTCTGACTTAGCAAGCGACTGGTTTAAATATCCCTCAAACTTTGTACCAAATAATGTTTCAGGTCTAAGGTATGGTTCAAATTTAGTACCCATCCATTCAGAACATTTTTTATCAATGACAATCTTAAAATCGTCTATCGTAAAGTGTTCTTTCATTCTTGCCTTTATCAGCGTTCTAGTTTTCTGTGTTGTACTTCTATAGTTCTTGTTAGTTTTAGAGTTAAGATATTCAATGATTTCATTTATAGAATTATAGGTGTTGTCATGTTCAACATGACAATGTATTTTATTTATCTCTAACTCTTTCTCTTTTTCTATCTCTAACTCTTTCTCTATCTCTCCGTAACCGTTTTGTAACTTTGGTGTAACATTGTTACGCTCTAATTGTTCTTTTTTGGCTCTGCACTTACGCATTCTGCTAGCTGCAGCGGTTTCACATCCAGTACTATCTTTTGTATCAGGCAAGTAGTATTCTTCATCGGAACACATTTCAAGCAGTCCGCTTTTAAGTAGGTATTGTACAGTAATTTGTACATTCTCTTCTTTTTCATCAAGATCTAATGCAAGTTCTGATGCAAAATCATCTTCAAGGCCGTCAAAATAAAGTTTCCCATCACTCATAATTGAACGTAGTAACATTTTGAGATAGATAATTGTATAGGTATCACCACCAGCAATCTTTCTTAATCGTTTAATTTCTTTTCTTTGGAAGAAGTCTTTGTGTAACTTCAACCAAAAGTATCGTTTTGGTTCTGCCATGAACTAATCCTTTTTTAATTTATCCAATGAATAGCTAATAGCATCTGTAAATCCTGGATTAAACGTTACTGGTTTAAGTTTCGTTAAATCAATTTTTTTAATATTCTTGTTTAATAATTGTTCTTTGGTTTTACAATCATCTGTTGTTTTGACTTTCATAATAACTGACTGAATGTCAGTCAATTCATTAATAATACTTTGATAGTAGTTCTTTTCGCCTTGTTCTTTAGTTAACTTTAAAATTCGTTCTGTTACAAATAGTTCAACTACATCAATTTTTTTCATAATTATCTGTCCTCTTTTCTACTTCTTCTAACAAGTGTTTGCGTATCTCTTTTGCGAACACTCCATGTGCTTGATTGTGGCATTGCATACACAAGCAAGCTAAATTTCTCAAATCACTTAAACCGCCTTGTGAACGGAACACTATGTGGTGGCATTGTAACCCCCAGCTACTTCCGCATATAACACAACACCCATTATCTCTTTCAAATGCTTGTTTTCTTGTTACTGCGTATAGTTTGTTATCTTCACGCTTTCGTTTGTTCATTCCCCCACTCCTTAACCAACGATTGGATGTAATCGCTATCATCAAGTTTTATTCCCAGTTGGTTGCACTCATCAGCCAAGCAATCAATAAGCCTTTGCATCTCTGCAACTGTGTATACTGATGATCCGTGGTAGCACATGATGTTGTGATAACCTTTGATGCTTTTACATTCACCAGCATCTTCGGCTATCCAGCCAAGGCCATGCCCTTTCCATATGTTTATATAACGTTCGACCGCATCTTCACGGACTGGAACATATGTGAAATGACTACAGTCTTTGATTGCTTTTCTATATACATCCTCTTTTGAGGTATACCCTGTTTTGCTTAACTCTTCCGCTATTTTTTGACACAAAACCCAGCAATAAGCATTAGCGTTCATACTGCGTGATTTTGATTTCTTTTTTATTTCAATCACGTATTCTTTTTCTTTATCTAATTTCGCTAGATCATTGTCATGTGGTGCAGGTATTACTACCATCACACCCAGCGGACTTCTTATTAAATCGATGTTATTTGTTGTCCACTTCATAATGACATTAACCAAGATTTAACTTGCTTTAGTTCCGTTAGGTCTAATAGTTTTGAAGATGATTTGTTGAAAGTTGTTTTTATGTAAGATGCTACTGTTTCATTTGCAATACCTTTTACTTTTACAAGTTCTGTTACTTCATGCAGTATTTGTTTTGTTAATTCCGTTTCATTATTACTTTGTGCATCATCATCTTCATCCCAAGCCACACCAAGAATAGAGGATAAGGAATATCTTCGTGCATACGTTACAACGCTGCCTACACCTTGTGGGTCTTTTTTCATCAATGGCAATGTGAAAGGGTCGCTCTCAAACCACTCACCGCTAGTGTGTAATAGAACAGTAACAACAGTTACTTCTTCTTTCGATGTTGATGGTACTTGCAAGAATGACAAGCCATTTTCCGATAATACTGGTCTTACTGTCTGCAATAAACTATCAAGCGTTACATACTTTGCTTTTAAAAAAGCATTTTCTTTTGTGCGTTCTGGGTCAGATACTTCCGATTGAAATTTAGCTAGTGCCTTTGCTATCTCTGTTATCGTTTCGCTTTTATTCATTAAATCTCACTCCACTCCACACCTAACTTAATCAACAAATCATTAATTGCTTTTCGTTGTCTTGCGTTAATATTTTTAACAACGTATGTTACTGTTGCCACTTCCTCAAAAAATTGTGCAGGGTCTAATGTTTCTTCTTGTTCCACAATAGCCTCTACTGGTTCTTGTGGTTCTTTCGCTTTGAGTTCAATCTCTAAGCGTTTTTCAAACTCTGCAGCAATAACACTATCAAGTTCACCAAATGGAACATTATCTACACAATGTTGAATTTCTTCATATTGAATTGGTGTATCTAGTGCATAGTTTTGATTGAATAAGTCGATTTTCATCTTAATCATTTCGACTTTTTCAGCTTGCATACGTTTTAGATCATCGTCATTTTGTTGTTGTTCTAATACACCTTTCAATATTTCTTCAATCGATAGCGCTACATCGGACATTTTAGCAGTTTTGTTTTCCCACCATTTAGGGTTTGGCATAACTCTATTTTTATATTCTTCCCTAATGCCTAATGATTGTGCTTTATCTTCAACCATCTTTAATACTGTTTCTTTACGTTTCAGCATCTCTTGTTGCTCAAATTCACCAATTTGATTTGCGATAGGGTTTTCCACTCGGCTTACAACAGCAAGCACTTGTTCCAACTCTGCGGTAAATGTATTGTATGGAATTTTTAACTCACGTTTTTTATCAGCACCAAATCGTGTTAGCTTTGTACGGATAGATACAATCTCTTTTAATACCGACTTCATCTCTTTGAGGTTATCTTCTGTAACCACTAAGCCGTTATACTTTTCTAGTTTTTCTTCAAGGTACTTCGCAAGTTCTGCGTTATTCCATGTCATAGTTAAATTGCTATCAATCACTTGTGGCTCAATAGCTGGTTGTACAATTACATCAACTGTTTCCATTTATTTCTCCTTATACTTGTGTTAAAATATAAATAGAGTAATTTCATATTTTCTCTACTAAGTCCGCTAAACTTCTTCTACTTTTCACTAGCGGACTTTTTCATTTTTATAAAACTCTATTTCTTCTTCCCATTTACTGCTTAGTATCCACATCGTTACACCTAACATACTTTGACAAAAGAATGTCCACATATCGATGTTGTCTAACTCTAAGCTACCCATACCACCAATCACTAATATTGCTGATATGATTTTCATTCCATTACACAACTTAATCATTTAAATCTCCTGTAATCACTAGCATTTGGCTGGTGATTTTTCTTATTTCGTTTTTTAAATGTTTGTTTTCTTTTCTTAGATTTTCCACCTCGTTTTGTAGCTTCCTATAGCCGATTGCGTTATATTCATCTTCAACACCCGCCAATGCTTCAACCTCTTTTTTGCTAAATCTCACACCGCTTATGTTTGGTAGTTGTGTTAGCTTTCCATCATTTCTTAGGTTGTATACAGATGTTGTTGAGATTTGTAACAGTTCGGCTACTTGTTCTACTGTATAAACTAAACTTTCCATCGTTTTTCGTTTTTTGCGTGATAGTCAGCAGTTCTAGCTAACTTCACCCAAGACAAAATAACTTTTTTGTTCCATCTTGATTGATTTCGCATCGACCACTTAGCTTTAATAAGTTTTCTCCAATATTGTCCATATTCATAATTTCTGCCTGCATAACCAAACATAGTTGAGTTTTGGCTATAAATTTTATTGGCAATAGTTAAATCATTATGATTTTGAACCAGCATCTAATCACCTCTCTAAAATTACAGTTAAACTGTAATTTTGTTACAAAAAAATAATTCTGTGGTACGGAACACCATATAATTGTTCAATCTTTTTTAGAGTATGAACATCTGGAGAAGATTTTCCGCTTTCATAACGGATTAGCGTAAACTCACTAATACCAAGCATTTCTGCTGCTTTCTTTTGTGTAAGTCCAGCGTTCACCCTCGCCGCTTTTAAGGTCATTCCGTCTTGAACAAATGTTTCTTGTGTCAATTTATCACCTCGCTTTATCTATTTGTTGATTGTATTGTATTACAGTTAAACTGTAATGTCAACAGTTTTACTGTAAAATTTGAAAAAAATAATTGATTTTTTTACAGTTTAAATATATGATATAGATAGTAAATAAAAATTTTAAAATCACAGAGAGGTAAACGACAATGAGTGATTTAGGAAATAAAGAAATATTCGCTAAAAATCTAAGATATTATATGGATTTATATAATAAAACTAGAATAGAAGTAGCAAACGATAACGATATATCTTATACAACTCTTGCAAGTTGGTTGAATGGTGATAACTATCCACGCATAGATAAAATTGAAAGATTGGCTAATTACTTTAGAGTAAATAAAGCCGATTTGATTGAAAACAAATATTCTGACAAAGAACCATATTATAATGATCCATCTGTTTCTGAATACGCACAAGCGGTAAAAGATAACCCTAATCTAAAATTATTGTTCGATGCAAGCAAAGATATGTCTAAGGCCGACATTGATTTCGTTATTAATACAATCGAAATGCTAAAAAAACGTGAGGGCAAGTAATATGTTTATCCTTTCCCTTATTATATTGTTAATAGTTATCATCATCGCATTTTATATTTTGACTAACTCAACAAGCTTTCATGACCAGATTGGATTTAAGAAATTTAGTTCTATTTGGCATTCCGAATGTGAAACAACAAAAATGCGAAATGAACCACCAGATAAATATATGGCTACATATATTTATGCTATGAGCCTATTTGATAACGATATTACAATTTGCGACTTTATTATGAAAGAAATAGATATAAATGGTGGTCGTTTGCTTTATATAGAAGTACTTAAAAATCACGAAATAAGCGATTTAGAGTTAAAGAAATTAGAAATGGTTGCTGATATTTATCCTTTTGACCCTCAGCTAGTTTTATTTATGCATCTTAAAACCAAATATCATGGGAATTTAGCAAGTAAATACGCTTATGATTTATTATCAAAGAAATACAAGCCTTGGTTTTATAGAATACCCTAACATATAGTATGTGTAATTTCATTCCCATTTCATGAGATACAATACTCCCATAAGGGGGTTAAGTATTATGAATATAGTTTTGATTTATACACGATTAAGGCCAAGTCAAAATGCAGTACTTACTTTAAATGATGATGGTACTTATACCATTCTAGTTAATAGTGATAAACCTATTGATGTACAACGTAAAGGTATACTACACGAGATAGGTCATATATTAAATGATGATATGTACAGTCATGCACACATTGATTTGTTAGAGAAAATGGCACACGCAAGGGAAATAGAGTTTGAGGGTATTAACTTCTACACATATATATTATGAGGTGAATTATGCAATACAATTTCACTATTAGGAAAAAGGATAAAGGATTCCAAATTATAGTCACCTATAAAGACGGCTACAAATGGCGTCAAAAATCAAAACAAGGCTTCGCGACTAAACGTGAGGCTAAGGAATACGGACACGTAATAGTTAAGGAATTAGACAAAACCGCACTACTTACCAAAGATACAGAATTAAAAGAATTAACATTCAAGGAATTTGCTGATATGTTCCTTGAAATTAAAAAAAGCCACATTACGCACAATACATTAACTATGTACCGTCATTCCGTGGATGCCTACAAATCAATTCACAATATGAAATTATCGGACGTTAAGCCAATACACATACAAAACGTGGTAAATAATATGGTTTCTTCACCTGCTACTATTACATCGTATTATAAAGTGGTTAGTCGTATATTCTACATTGCTATCAACCCATATAAGATAATTTCAGATAACCCATGTACTGGTGTTAGATTGCCGCGCGTGGAACGCAAAAATGCGATCCATACTATTTCCGATGAAGATTTGAATAAGTTCATTAAATACATGAGGGAAAAATATCCACAAGCCTATTACTTTTTACAAATAGCACGCTATACCGGTATGCGATTAAGTGAAGTGTACGGCCTAACGTGGAATGATATAGACCTAGAAAATCGCAAAATTTCCGTCAATAAGCAGCTTCAATATGTCAAGGGTGTAATTACCTTCGAGAAAACTAAAACCGCCAATTCGGTGCGAATTTTGCCAATTCCACCTATATTGGTAAATATACTCATGGAATATAAATCACATGAGTTAGAGTTTGAATATAATTTAGTTCTCAACCCATTTAAAAAGAATGGGGTTAAATGTCAAATTAACACCTACATAAAACAATTCGGAGATGATCTATCGGCGCACAGTCTAAGGCATACCTATGCCACAAAGTTATTGGCTAATGGTCTTGATGTAAAAACAGTATCATCATTGCTCGGTGATACTCCAGCCATGGTGATGAAAACATACTTGCATTTTAGTAGTGAGATGAAAGCAGCGGCATCAAATGCAGTTGCTAATATTTTTGGTTAA